AAATTAGGATTCAAGGCGAAGGTTTTTGAACGAACATTATATACATTAGAGTATTGTTCAGGGTGCATCATGCCTTTAGATTCTGGTCCAATCTGGGGTGTGAAAGCTGGGCGTGTTATGGCTAAGTTTGGTCTAAATTTAGGTAAAGTACCTTTTCGCAGAACCAAGCAAACTTTATTAGGAACTGCGATTAGTATGAAATCAATAGCTTGTCAGACTCCAATCATGGGAGACCTACTGTTGTCAGTAGAGTCACAATTGGGGCGAGATGGGTTAAAATTGAAACCAGATTTTCGAAATTCCAATCAGTGGGCACATTATGATCGCAATTTTATTTTGCATTATGATCGTAGCACCATTGACTGGTTTAAAGAGCGTTATAACATTTCATCTTGGGATCTTGAAGAACTAGTGCATATAGTGTTAAATGTCGATTGGACACAAAATGTGGTGATAATTGATCATCCTGTGTTAAATCGTATATTCGAAGTAGATTGTGATACCGAAGCCCGTTTTGATGGGTGGAGATTTGTCGGTGGGCGGCAGGTTGCCAAACCTAAGTTAAGTTCATATTGGACGTATTTATACCATGTTAACTTTCTTTGGATGTTCCTACCGGTCCTGGCAGATGTCACAGTGGACTTAGATTACGGTTTAATGGATATGATCATTAAAGTCATTATTGAAGAGATCAGTGATTACATCTTCGGTGTTTTGGGGGTCGTAGAACATATCATCTATGAGACGCTCATTGTATACAAACACCTTGGTCTATTTTGGAAGGTGTATAGAATAATCTTTCTGTTTGGCTTGTACTATTTGAGATTTACTTATGGTTTATTATCGTCTATATTTGTTCACATTATGATTAATTGGGTTGTTTCACAACAATTATCACGCATGAATAGATCAAGCAATAAGAAATTAACAGGCAATCAAAATGGCAATGGGATGAGACCAAAATCCCAAGGTATGGTGGGGATGACATCCGCATCTACCCTATCCCAACATAACGAGGAACTTAAGACCATGAGTCACGACTTTATGGAGTGCTTACGTTCCTGCAGTTATCCTTTCGCACCTGAGTGCGAGGGAATTAAGCTGCCCGATGATAATGCGCAAGCGTCCAGTACTGTCACTGTGAGGGCGTTGTTTACTATAACTACAGATGCTAATTCGCATGCTGTTTTCGCATTATCACCCAACCTTCAACGAGTCTATAAAGCTCCATCTGCTGTTGCTGCAGGCGGTGCCATCACTTGGGCTCCTAGCACGAATATAGCTGTAGCCAATTTGGCCACGTTAGCTGCTAACTTTTCTGGTTATCGTGTTGTATGCGGCGGAGTAAGATTAACTTGCTTATCGTCAGCAATGAACACCACAGGTACTGTACATATTGCACAGGTTCCTTGGTGTATCGATGTTGATGTTACCGGCGTAGACAAATATCCCACTTCAACTGGTCAGTTTGGGCAACAACCAAATTACTCAAGCATTTCGTTAGCTAATCTTATTGAAAACCCACTTTTGTCCGTTTTCCGTAGGGTGTCACGTAATAGCGAATGTTATGTGCCGATCGCGTACCCAGCGGCAGTTTCGACTGATGTTGGGGCTCATACCGGTTGGGATGACATCGTTATTTACATTGATGGAGCTCCAGCGTCCACTGCGGTAATGAAGGTGGAGGTTATATTACGCATTGAAGGCATCTCGGTCGGAACCAATGCCTTAATTCCAATTACCAAAGCTGCTGCTGCGAATGCAACGGCTATGACTGCTATTTACGCTTTGGCGTCTAAAGCACCCGTAGCCTTACCCGAAGCGCGGTTTGTTAGTTGGCTTAAGGACAAATGGAACCGAGCTAAACAATTCTATCAAGATCATAAACAGGTTATCGATATTGGGGTAGGTATTGTGGGTGCACTTGGAGCTTAACCCCCCTTCTGTTGGAGTGTGTGTTTAGTATTTTAACTATTCATACATGTCCATATATAAAACATAAAAACAAAAATAAAAATTTAAAAATAAAAATTATAAACATCATAACTTATTACATATTATTCTTCTTATTATTAATATTTAATCTTATTTATTGTGGTTTATCTATGTATATGCCCTATATTATTATTATTATTATATTATTATTATAAACATAAAAATACAAAAACAAA